TGTCCTGAGCAAGACCGGGGGCACAAATTACTCAGAGCCCACGGCTGGCACGGTGGTGGTGAGCGGAGACTGGAGCGCACGGGCGGTCTGGATCGGCGTTCCCTACACCATGACCTTCCAGTTCTCCACCCAGTACCTCAAGGGAGCCGCAGGAAGGGGTCAGGCTGCCCTTGTGAGCGGTCGGTACCAACTCCGATACCTCACCCTCCAGTACGCCGACACGGCCTATTTCCGGGTCACGGCAGAGATCAAGACCGAGGACACCTATGTCTACCCGTTCACGGGAGAGATCATCGGTACCGGGGTCATCGGGGTAACCAACATCTCCTCCGGAGCCGTCAGGATCCCGGTGTTCTCCAAGAACGACAACCTGATCCTGAAGATCATCAATGACTCCCACATGCCCTCCAAGTTCCTGAGCGGCGAGATGGAGGCTTACTACAATGATCGGGCCCAGAGGTACAATGCTTGATCGATGCCCGTAGGACCATTCTCCCAGACATTCACCAGATTGCTGCGGACATGCGTCCTGAGGACATCGCTGAGGCTCAGGCTGCTCTCGGGGAAACCCCACACAAGGCTTTGTTCCGTGGATACATCGTGTCTACGGAATGCTATACCGTGTTCCATGAGCAGAGTCGGAAGCCGCTTGCCATGTTTGCCTACCAGATCACGGAGCCGAAGGTGTCCGCTACGGTCTGGCTTCTTGCGGCGAATGGGCTGCTTGATCACCGCATGGAGTTTGCCCGGAAGTCCCGAGCATGGGTCTCCTACTTTCAGACCAAGGCTCCGCTGCTGTACAACATGGTCGATCAGCGAAACACCCTTCACATCCGATGGCTTGATTGGGTGGGATTCAAGTTCGTCCGGGTGATCCCCGAGTGGGGCAAGGGTCGGCTTCCGTTCGTTGAGTTTGCGAGGACTGGCAATGGATGAGATCCAGAAGGCCGAATCCCTGCAAGCGGAACTGCTGAAGCAGCCTCAGGTCAAGATCGACACCACCCACCTGATCCATGGCCAGATGTATGCCCGGACCATCCTCGTCCCGGCAAACACGGTCGTAGTCGGTGCCCTGACGAATCTGGACAACATCTGCATCGTCAACGGGGACATCACCGTAACCACGGACCTCGGTGTCATGCGCCTGACCGGATACCACATCCTCCCAGCCGAAAAGGGCTACAAGCGAATCGGCTTGGCCCATGCGGACACGGTCTGGACAACCATCATCCACACGAACGGCAAGACGGTGGACGAGATCGAACTGGAGATGACCAGCGAAGCCCACCTCTTGCAGACCCGACAGAACCTGATTTCACCCCCGGAGAATTGACATGTCATTCGTAGCCGTAGCCGTTGGCGTTGGAGTCGCCTCCATCGGCGTTAATCTTGCAGCACAGTCGAAGGCTGCCAGCGAACAGAACAAGTATCGACGGTCCCTCGGCATCTCCCAGAACAAGCAGTACCAGCAGAATGCCGAGGCCGTGTTCCGTGATGTCGGGATGCAGATCGACCAGTTGGCGCAGCGCGAGATCGAAACCATGGCTGCCACTCGCCAGCAACTGGAGACCGTGAGCCGGGATGCCCGTGAAGCCGGATCCATGGCTCGTACTGCGGTCGCCGCTGCGGGAGTCGAGGGTCGATCCGTGGACGCGCTGCACAACCAGTTTGTCCGTGATGTCGCTGACTTTGAGTCCACGGCCATCCGGAACATCAGCAACTTCCGGGCCCAGTCTGCCATGGAAGCCAAGGCGATCTACGCCCGTGGGCAGAACGCCATCAACAACGGATACCCGAACCCGCTTCCGCCTCCGGCAACCCTGTCTCCTGCGACCAGCATCATGCAGGGCATCTCCACGGGCCTCTCCGTGTACACCGCGCTCGGGTCGTTCCAGACTCCGTCTGGCGTGGGAGCGGCGGCAAACCCGACTACCTCTCCCGGAACTCCGTATTATCTGGCGGCAACGCCTCCTGCGGGAACCTTTGGAACGCCCTCGCTCCTTGCGGCTCCCTCGGTCTCAGCGGCATCCTCTGCTCCGTTCTTCTTGGCTCGATAAATCATGGCAAAGCAGCGACCATCCCTCGGCGTTTCCGCAGCCCCCGTAAGCACCTATGTTGCCTCGGTGGCCCCGGCAGTTGAACTGTACGACCAGCAGAGCGTCAACCTTGCCCTCCAGTTCGCTGATGCGTTCAAGGACCTGTCTGTCTCCGCAGCCCAGATTGCCGGGTCGATGAAGAAGCAGATGAACGAGGAGGATGTCCAGAAGGGCATTGACCTCGTCAACCAGAGCCGCAAGTCGTACAAGACGCTGGTGGACTCCGGTGAGATCAAGCCCACCGAGAACCCGTGGATGGCCATCGGTGCCCAGCAAGCAAGCGGAACCATGGAGGGCATGAAGGCCCGAGCCCACTTCAGCCAAGTCTACGAGCGTAGGTCTCAGGAAGACCCCGCGTTCTTCGATGGCTCCTCCGGCTTTGACGCGCTGGCCACCCAGTACACGCAGAATGTGAACTCGGTGATCGGCAATGCACCCTACATGAGTCGGTCTTTCTACGAGGCGTTCAATCCCTACATCGCATCGATGGGGATGAAGCATGAGGAGAAGGTGACCGAGGTCCGCAACCAGCGCGTCCTTGTGGGCGTTGGTGCGGAGGTCGGTAAGGCTGTGGCTGATCTGCGGAGCCCCGACAAGATCATCAGTCAGAACGCCTCTCTCGCTCTTCAGGAGGCCGCTGATGACTTCATCCGATCCGGCTACAGCGCAAAGCAGATCAACGAGGCCATTGTTGACAACCTGATCAACCAGATGGCGACTGCTGAGGATGTCGAGGGTGCCGAGCAGATCTTCAACTCCCTGAAGTCCGGTACCGCCCTGCTCAAGGACACGGAGTACGCCAAGGCTGCCCTGCTTGCCAACCGTGCCAAGATTGAGAACAACCGGAACCGCCTGTCCATGCAGGAGTCGCGGCAGTTCTACGAGTGGTGGCAGGACCTCAAGCCGTCCGTCATCAGCGGCAAGGTCACGCAGGAACAGGCTCTGGAGAAGTTCAACCAGTTTGTTGAGGGACCGGATCGCAAGATCTCAATCACGGGTCCCGAGGCTGAGTCCAAGCGGTCTTGGATCCTGAACGAGATCGAACAGGGCAAGGCTGAGGCCAAGCGGGAACTGATGAAGGAGCAGGAGAATGCTGTTCTTGGAGTGATTAACAGTTCAGGCTCCAGTATCATCCCCGCCGAATTCCTGAATGACGAGGCCAAGTATCGAAGCCATCTTGAAGAAAAGATGGAGTCCATGTTCCTGACCTTTGGCATGGACGAAGCCCAGAAGTTGCAGTACCGGAGTGTCTTTGAGCGCGTCTGGGAAAGTTCTGCTCAGAAGAGAGCCGAGTACCGAATTGCCACCCTGTCCGAGAGCATTTGGGCTGGAGACCTTGGACCGGATGGAAACAAGCAGAACGGTCTGGATGTGACTGCTGCTACGCAGTTTGCCAACTTTCTTTCTCCTCCGAAGGGGGAGATGCCGAGCGTTCCTCAGTTCGTGGAGATGAAGGCCCGTATCGATGACAAGCGTTCTCTCATGGGCGTGGCTCCAGATACCGAGAAGGCCCAGACCCTGTATCGACAGGACTATGACCGACTTGATCGGATCCTGACTGCACAGGAAGAGGCCGTGGCTCAGCAGTTCAACGGCAACCTAAATCCAACGGCTACAGACTCGCCCACCCAACTGGCCGCCAAGGCTGACATCCGCGCTCGTTTCCGATTCCTCCGGATGCGGATGGGGACGGTCTTCAATGATGATCGGGAAGTCCGTAAGGCCACCCTGTCGTACAACGCGGCAACGACTCCCATTACCGCCGAGCGTGGAGAGGAACTGACGGCCTTTGAGGACACTCTTGCCGCCTATCGACTCAGCATCCAGAACGGCATCGACATTAATCAGGTGGTTCTGAATCCGCAGTCGCCCAACGGCAAGCGGATGGTCTCTGAGTTGAAGTGGGCAATGACTCAGTTGTCCTCGGGAGCAAACGCCGCCAACATCCAGCGAGACATTGCGGCTGGGCGAGTCTTCGGCTCCGAGATCGATACCAACTTCTTTGACCGCAACAATCCGTGGGGCTGGCTTGAGTTCAACTCCGGAAGCGGCATTGCTGCCGAGGAGTTCAACACGGCAATGACCGGATGGCGTGGAAGCAATGGGATCACCGAACCCGATGCCATTTACTACACCAGCGCGGAGTACTTCAAGCACTACTCCAACGCGGTGCGTGGCGAGGCTGTCGGAAACAACAAGAAGGCACTCCGCATCGCCAATGCCGCTATGGAGCGCGACAACATCCTTGTCCGTGGGTCGCTGATTCCCAAGAAGAATCTGTCTCCCTCGGTCGATTCGGAGTACCTTGAGGCTTACCTCCGGGTGAACTACCCCAAGGCCCCCAACGCTACCTTTGTCGTTGTCCAGACCACCACCGATGGCGCACTCCTTGCCGTCCGAGAGAATGGCATTGCGCTCGACAACAAGTTGATCCGCTCCACCGACCTGAATCCCTCCGGCAAGAATCCCGAGATCGTTGACATGGTCCGGAAGATCTACGCTGAGAAGGAAGTCGGACGAAAGCGTAAGCAGTACCGAGACATTGTTACTGAGGGCATGGAAGCCACTCCGGGGGTTCCTAGGTTCTAAACATGGAAAAAGCATTCTTCGATTCGCCCATCTTCTCCATTTCCCCCTATGAGGCAATGGAGATGCGGCACAAGGCCCAGCAGACCCCCGTCATCGATCCCGACATTCAGGAGATCGTGGATGGCTACGGTGGTCGGTTCATCCTCGGAAACCGCAACACGGATACGGGACGAATCGGGTGGTATCTGGGAGAGGTTCTTGCGACCCCCTTTGCCGACGAGGAGGATGCTCCTCTCAACCTGACTAAGACCAAGGCCGAGTTCTCCGCGATCAACGACGATCTGACCTTCGGTCTGGACAACAACATCGACGGGATCATTGACAACATCTCCGATGTTCCCTTTGAGCATTGGGACTACCTGTTCTCTGCCGGGACCTACGGCCAGTTCAAGGATCGCGTCCGGTTCGTCAAGGCAGGACTCCCTCAGGCTCAGGCTCTTGGCACCGGGGGCATCGTTGGCACCTTGGGCGACATTGGGGGCATGGTGGCCCTAGGAATGGCCGCAGAGCCGCTTGTGCTGGCTGGGCTGGGCACTACGACTACGCTGGCAGGAAGGGCTGCTGCTTCGTCCAGCGGCATGTTCCGCACCCAGTTGGTGGGACAGGCAGCCATGGAGGCCGCAGCAACGCTCAGCCGAACTGGCCTGACTGCTCGGTACGCGGCAATGGGTGCGGCTGAAGAGATCGTTTACCAGAGCATCCGCAACGGCATCGATCCGGTCTACTCCCCCGATGCTTCCAGCGTCATCTACGACATCGCCTTCTCGTCTGGCGTGTCGGGCATCCTCGGTGGTGCCGTCTTTGGGCGTACCTTCGCCAAGGACCAGATTGAGGAAGCCGCCAAGGCCCTGAAGGCCGAGAAGACGGTGAATCTGCCCGGTGGCTACACGGTCTCCTACGACTCGCGTCTGGCCTTTGATTCCCCTGCTGCGGCTGATCGAATGCTGTTCGCCGCCGGGACGGGCAATGTTCAGGAAGAGGCTGACAAGATTGCCAAGAGCCTGTGGGCTGACTGGGAGCGGAGCCCGAGGCGGGTGGATCTCGCCATCCCCGGCACTCGTTCCGTGTCTCTTCCGGTCATCGATCCCGCCTTGGTTACCAAGTGGTCGAATGTCTACGATATCGGAGACACGCTGATTCCCCTTACCGCAAACGAGGGCTTTCAGGCATACTCCCGTCAGGCGGTTCTGAGGGGGCGGTTCAGGGGCAAGCCCGGAAATGTGGTCGGTCTCCGCTCCGCGATCAAGGCAGCGGCTTTTGAACTGTCGGTCGCTGGACTGAAGTTGGATGAGGCCACCTTTGCCAAGATCGGACAGGCCATCGTCAAGGTCGAGCGGCAGAAGTTGGTCGCTGGAGCATTCAATAAGGCATTCTGGGAAGAGGTCAGCAAGGATCTCCCGGCTGATGTCGTGGCCAATTTGCGGAAGCCGAATGAGCGCACCTTCATCGGTGGAATTGATCGCAGCCTCATGGATCTCTCCCAGAGAGAAGACATGGTCGATGCGATCTGGGATTCGTTCAAGACCAACAAGCACCTGTCTGGCGGAAAGTTGACTGCTGACGGCCAGTCCTCGCTCATCTTTCAGGTCTTGCAGCAGTTGCGCCAGCGCGGAGCCACGGTCAACCGCGAAGTCGTGGCGGATGTGGTTGACGAACTGCGGCGCATCTCGCAGAACCCACCGACTCGGGTCAACGCCAAGGGCAGGAAGGTGCTTGACACCAACGCCCGTAGGCTTGCCGTGGCTCAGGTCATCAACAAGCGGGTAAAGGACGGCAAGGAGATCTACCTTCCGCCGAGCCTCGTCAACAAGATGAATGTTGTTCCGGCTACCCGTGCTGGCGTGGCTGCCGCCGGAAGTACACCTTCTGGTCTTCCCGGTTCTAGCGATTTTAGTGATGTGCCCCTTCTTCAGAGGTTTTTGACCGAGCGTCTTCCGATCTGGGAGAAGTGGGGTAATCAGGCTGCACGAATGATGCAGTCTAAAAACGGTGCTGTCCGATTGATCGGGCATCTCTCGTTCAACGCTAGAAAGGCTCTTAACAAGGCTCAGCCGCAGACGATCTTTGAGTTTGGTTCATCCGTTCTGCATCACATGCAGTTTGCCTTCATGCGTGGATACCGGAACCAGTTCATCCGGTTTGCCCTCGGCGGTGGCACCAACAATGTCCCCATGGACAAGGTGACTCTTGCCACCTACATGAAGAATGCCTTTGGCAACAAGGAACTGCGGCGGGACTTCAATCGCCGTGTGGCCCAGCAGTTGAGGACGGGAGTCTATGACGATGCCGTGGAGGCTGTAAATGACGCGGCCAAGGGATTCCGCGAGATCTTCAACAAGATTCACGCCATGGCTGCGGAAGTGGGCCTTCGTGGCTTTGACAAGTCTGCCGTTGTCAACTATATGCCCCGTCTGTGGCGTTGGGACAGGATCCGCCGCCTTTCCACGACTCCTGAGGGCGAGAAGGATCTGACTCGGCTGATCAAGGCTGCGATTGACCAGAACGGTCGCAAGGTCGTGATCGATGGGGTGGAGCAGACGATTAAGGGGGATATCGACGCGGCTGCCACGGCGTTTACGGAACGGCTGATCTCCATCGCCCAGAAGACCGAGAATGCCCCGATGACGGAGCAAGATCAGGAACTGGTCGAGGCTCTCGGGGATCTGCTTGGTCCGGTCAAGGCCACGACTCCCAGCAAGACTCCTTTCGGTCGCGCCCGAATCCTGCTGAACGAACAGGCCACGGTCCAGACCGCCAACGGTGCTGATCACCTTGGTGACGGCAAGACCGTCCTGTCCATCGCTGATCTGACCAATGATGACCTTCCGTTCGTCTTCAAGAAGTATGTGACCTCCATGATGGGGGCCATCAACGAGAAGCGACTGATCAATGCCTTCAACGAGGAACTCAGGATCCGTGGTGTCTTTGGTCCTGAGTACACCACTTCCGATGGAACGGTCCTGAAGAACACGGTTGAGGTCACCACCATCGATGAGATGCTTGGGCTTGCCCGAAAAATCGGTGGGGAGATTGATCCGGGCCATGAGGAAGGCTTTCGAGAGGTCATTGCTGCTCTGCGGTACGAGCCGCTGCATCACGGCACCACCGGAGTGCTGGATAGGGTTCTCGGAATTGCCATTCCTTACGGCTACCTCACCACGGGTGGGCAGTTTGGTCTGGCCGCCATGGGCGAAATGGCCCGTATCGTCGGAACCTTGGGTTTCTTCCAGATGATGCGTCAGATGCCGATTCTTCCGGAGATGATCGGCAACTGGAAGAACATGGACAAGGATGCCCAGAACTTCGCATCCTTCATCGACACTTGGTTTGCCCCCTCGACCGACCGTATGCGTCGAGCATTCATGGAAACCGGGCAGTCCGATCCTTCCGCCGGGATCCTGAAGCGTGGGCTGGACAGCACATCGAATCTGATGTCGGACATCACTCTGCTTGCTCCGATTACCAGTTTCACCCAGCAGTTGACGGCGGCTACGACCATTCAGCATCTGTATGAAGTCAGCAAGGGCGCGACCTCTCGGATGGACAATGCCACCTTGCGTACCCTCGGTCTGGAGCCCGAGCAGTATCAGAAGATCATCGACTTTGTTGGAGCCAATGCCGAACTTCGCAACGGATTCCTCGGGGAGCGCGTCACGAATCTGAAGAACCTTGATGCCAAGGAAATGGACTTGGTCAAGGCGTTCGTGCAGCGGACGGTGGATACCCGCATCCAGAGTATCCCGACCCGAGGCGACTTCCATAAGTTGGTCTTTGGCTTTGCTGGACGGCTGTTCACTCAGTTCCGCACCTTCAATCTGAAGGGCATCGACAACTTCCTGATCCAGAATGCTGGCCGTACCTCCAAGGGAGCCGGGATTCAGGTTGCCAAGGAGATCGGTGCGACCATGATGCTCAGCGGCCTGATTGCATATGCACGAAACTATGCAGACTGGCGTTCTCAGGTGGCTGCCGGAAATAGTGAGGCGGCCAATGAAACTGAGAAGTTGCTGACCGTTGATGGAGCCCTGCGAGGTGCCGCCATGGGTCCTTCGGAATTCTTCCTCCCGACCACCGCCACGGATTTTGTGTGGAAAACCTTGGCCGACAAGGATCCCCTGTTCTCGCCATACCGCTACAGCGGCTTGGATTGGTACGGCTTCCCCGGTCAGGCAGCGGTTTCCCGGTCGTGGGCCGTTGGCAAGGACCTCTACGGAGCCTCCGTGGGGGATGCGTTCGACCTGTCCATTGAGCGTGAGATCACCCGTGGAACCCTCCACAAGGCCAGACTGCTGCTTCCGGGCCAGAACATCCCCATCCTGAAGCAGTACTTCAACATTCTTGAGTCGGACATCGCTACTGAGTACAACCTCCGGAAGACCCAGCCCCGCAGGGATTGAATCTAAGGAAACTTTCAATGGCAAACAGTTACCAACTCTATACCGCTAACGGTTCAACCACCGATTTCAGCCTCGTCGGCATCGATGGGTGGATCTCCAGCGGCTTTCTGAAGGTCTATGTCAATGATGTCCTCCAGACCACGGGGTACACCCTTCAGGACCTGACCACGGCCAGCCCGTTCGTCCGCTTTACCACGGCTCCCGCCAACCTTGCCATTGTTCGCCTTCAGCGAGAGACTCCGAACACGGTCTCCGGCTTCCAAGGCAATGTGGTGAACTTCAACGATGCCTCCGTGCTGACCGAGCAGGACCTCGACAACATGGCCAAGGGCCTCCTGCACATCGCTCAGGAAGCCGAGGACACGGGCTCTGGTGCCCTTCCGCTGAATCTTGAGCAGACCCATTGGGATGCCGGGGCAAAGCGGCTGACGGCCCTCTCTGACGGCCTGAATGCTCAGGATGCCGTCACCATGGCCCAGTTGACCAGCGCGGCTCTGTACGGCGGGGCTGCCACGACTCCTCAGGTCTGGACCCACACAGGCACGGGCGGCGATACCTATACCCTGAGCCCCGCGCCCCTCAGCACCACTCGCGAGATGTTCCTTGTGGAGGTGGGTGGCGTGATCCAGCACCCCGAGACCTACACGATCACCGCCAGCAGCATCGTGTTTGATGCCGTGGTTGCCGCCGGAGTTGCCATCAACATTCGCAACTTCGGTGTTGCCCGGAACATCAACGAATCGGTCACCTCGGCCATGCTGGTCAACGACTCGGTGACTGCCGCCAAGATCGCTACGGGTGCCGTTGGGTCTGATGAACTGGCCTCCAACTCGGTCATCACGGCGAAGATCGCTGACGATGCCGTGACCTACGCCAAGATGCAGAATGTCTCGGCTACCGATAAGGTGCTTGGGCGTTCTACTGCTGGTGCGGGAAATGTGGAAGAGATCACTTGCACCGCTGCTGGTCGGGCTTTGCTTGATGATGCCAATGTTTCGGCCCAGCGAACGACTCTTGAACTGGGTGCGTTGGCCATCAAGAACACCATTGTTGATGCCGATATTGACGCTGGGACTTTGATTTCGGCTTCTAAGGTGGCCCCGTTGAACTACATGCCTAAGCCGCAGACGGCTATTGGAGTCGGTCAGATTCTCGTTCGATGGGCGGGAGCCAATTCCGCAGCAGTATCTAGTGTGCAGATCGGCGCAACCGGATCGACATGGGCCTACTGGGCGGCTGAGATCCCCAATGGGCTTCTGGCTGCCAACAACGAACCGGGATATGTCGGAGTGGTCACTACAGCCACCACCATCCAGTCCTCGACCACCAGCCGTGGCTTGATCATGTTTGCCATCCGACTTGCCTAAAGGATCCACATGCCGACCATCCTCAATCCCGCAATGACCTCTGGTCTGCTCAAGACCGCCAACAAACTC